GCTGGCATCGACCGCACCCTGGAATCACTCAAGGCCCAGGTCGCCGAACTCAAGTCTATCGCCAGGCGGTTCGAGACCCTCGCCGACAATTACTACCGGGAACTCTGCTCGGTGAAGCACGAGCGAAACCACCTGCTGGCCAGGCTGAACCGCCTCGAAGCAGCTCACAACAGCCTCGACTGATGAAAGCACGACCCATCAAAGCCTCGGACATCATGAAGGACAGTGAGTTCGAGATCACCCTCGAAGTGGATATCCGCTTAGACCCCCGCTACTGGATCGGCCTTTGGCTCATCCAGCTCGGCTGTCGGGTCTGGCGAGCAGCCCTCAAGCACCACATTGCCCCGCAAGATCCCGACCTACCGGCCAGCAGTCCCGCAGACCAATAGGCACCAGGCATACGACCGCTATGTCAGGGATTCCGAGGCCAAGCGGTTCTATGCTTCCGCTGCCTGGGTCAAGCTAAGGCGCATGAAGCTGAGGATAGATCCACTCTGCCAGATATGCCAATGCCATGAGAGGCTGGTGCCAGCCACTCATGTGCATCACGTCATCGAGAGGCGCGACGATCCCGGCCTGGCCCTCGACCTCGACAACTTGCAGAGTCTCTGCTCGAGCTGTCACAGCAGACTGCATGCCGCACGCTCTGGTGAGTCAGAGAACACGTAAGCGAATGCCTCCGCGAATGCCCCTTCGAAAGCCCTTGGGGGGGATGATTTCCGCGAAAGTCGACTTCTTCCAGACCGCAGGCCAAGTCGCGCGCTTTTTTGTGCAAAATTGGAGCTCCGCGAGGAGCTGCTAACGAATCGACATGCGTGGACGCAAGCCAAAACCCACCGCGCTCAAGCTCCTCGACGGCACGCAGGCCTGCCGGATCAACCGCGACGAGCCAGTGATTCCCGCGGCTAATCTCGACCCTCCGAAGTGGCTCAACCAGACGGCACGCGAGCACTGGGCCGAGCTGGCTCCGATGCTGGCAAAGGCAGGGCTGCTCACCGAGGGCGACAGGCCCGCGCTTGCCCTCCTCTGCGATTGCTATCTCTGGATCCGCCACGACCCGGAGAACTGGAAGGCGAGAGAGCTGTACCGCAAGCTGCTCGTCGAGTTCGGCCTCACCCCCTCCTCCCGATCACGTCTGAAGACCACGGCAGAGCCCAAGAAAGACGCGCTCGCTGAGTTCCTCTCCAAGCGGAAAGCCTGAACATGGATAAAGACATCTTCGCCGATCTCCCGCATCACAAGGGGAAGGCGCGCTACAGCCTGATCCGGGCCATCCGCTCGGCGCTCGAATCTCAGGACCGCAAGCCCACCGGCCTCGAGGGGGAGGTCTCCGCCGAGATCGCGCACCGCTCGGGGCGGTCGCCGCAAGGGTTCTTCCTGCCGCACGATGCTCCCGTGATCGAGCAGCGGGCCGACACGACCGCGTCAGTCACTGGCCTACCGATCGCCTGGCCGGACGGCTTCGTCGACGTGCTGCGGGCCAAGCTCGTGGTCGCGGCGATGGGGGGCCGGATCACCAGCCTCACTACCCAGCGCGGCAAGCTCCAGATACCGGTTCAGACCGGAGCGACGCCCGTCGCGTGGGTCGCTGAGAACGCGAACTATGGATCGTTCACGAACCTGACGACCACCTCCATCGTGTTCGTGCCCCACACCTGCCTCGCGAACACTGGCATCAGCCGGGTCATGAAGGAGCTGGGCGCGCCTGGGTTCGACCAGTGGGTCTACGACGACCTCGCCAAATCGATCGCCGTGGCGATCGACGCAGCCGCTCTGAACGGATCCGGCAACGCCCCCACGGGGATCATCCCCAGCACACCGGCCACGCTCACCGGATACACGCTCGCCGCCGACGCGGCCAACGGCGGGGCACCAGCCTACGCCGACCTGGTCGGCATGGAAGCGGTCCTGACCAATGCCAACGGAGATGCACCGGCCGAGGCACGCCTGGGCTGGGTGACCACGCCGAACGGCCGGAGCAAGCTCCGCCGCGTCGATGCCTCCAGCGGCAACGCAGGCCGGTTCCTCTGGGACAAGGACCGCAACACGGTCCTTGGATATCCGGCGATGGCCACGACCAACGTCCCCAACAATCTGGTGAAGGGGACCTCGGGAGCCACGTTATCGGCGCTGATCTTCGGCAACTGGGACGACCTGTTCGTGAACCTGTTCTCCGCCGTCGATCTCCTCGTCAACCCGTACACGCTCGCCACCAGTGGCTACTACCAGGTCTCCGCCTACCAGGAGGCCGACGTCCAGTTCCGCCGCACGGCGTCGTTCGTCACCGCCCTGGACATGATCACCACCTGACATGTCCGTCGATTCGCTCTGGATCCGGAATCAGTCGGACCAGCTCGCCCTATCGCAGGGCTGCTACTTCGACGAGGAATACGGCTCGCTTGTCTGCGACTTCATCGAGGCGTTCTGCTGTCAGAGCAAGGGCCGCTGGGCCGGGCAGCCTCTGAAGCTCCTCGACTGGCAGCGCGACTACCTCATGCGCCTCTTCGGCTGGCGTACCAGGGACGGCAAGCGCCGGTTCAAGACCACCTACCTCGAGGTCGCCAAAAAGAACGGCAAGAGCACGCTGGTCTCAGCGCTCTGCCTCTTCTTCCTGCTCGCCGACGGCGAGGGCGCTCCCGAGGTCTACCTCAACGCCGTTGATCGGGCCCAGGCCGACCTGGTCTTCGAGGAAGCGGCGAGGATGGTCGACAAGTCCCCCGAGCTGAAGAGCCGGCTCGAGGTGACGCGCAGCAAGGGTCGGATCATCGACCCCATCGGCTACGGCAAGATCCAGAAGAACTCGGCCGACGCCCCCAGCAAGGACGGCGTCAACGCTTCCGCCTCCATCTTCGACGAGCTGCACCGGTTCAAGAGCAGAGACCTCTGGGAGGTCTTCGAGTACGCCGGCGCGAGTCGAGAGCAGCCGCTGCGGATCGTGATCACGACGGCCGGCGAGGAAGAGAGCGGCCCCTGGTTCGAGCAAAGGGAGTACAGCGAGAAGGTCAACGCCGGCGTCATCCCGGACGTCAGCCACCTCGGCGTGGTCTACCGGGCCCTGCCTGACGACGAGCTCGAATCACCCGACACCTGGCGAAAGGCTAACCCCTCCCTCGGTGTCACGCTCAACGAGGACGACTTCCGCAAGGATTTACAGAAGGCGAAGAACACGCCCACCGACTGGGCGAACTTTCTGCGGTTGCGACTCAACATCGTCATCCGCGGCGACCAGGCGTTCATCGCCATCGGCCAGTGGGACGCCTGCAACGCCCACGCGACCCTGGTGAAAGGCGACCCGATCTGGATCGGCCTCGACCTCTCATCGATCGACGACCTCACCGCCGCGGTCACGATCAGCGGGGATCCCGAGAGCGGCTTCGATGTAGTGCCCCGGTTCTGGCTCCCGGAGGAAAACATCGCCGACCTTGAGAAGCGTCACCAGGTCCCCTACCGCACCTGGGCAGACGGTGAGTTCATCGAACTCACTCCAGGGAACGTGGTTGATTATTCGTTCGTCCGTCGAGAGGTCGTGATACAGGCGTCGCAGCACGACTGCCGCAAGGTCTTCTGTGACCCCTATAACGCAGCGAAGCTGGCGCTTGAACTCAAAGAGCAGGATGGCCTCCCGGTAGAGTTCTTGCGGCAAGGCTTCCTGTCTCTCTCCGCTCCGACGAAGGAGCTGTTGCGGCTGATCCTCTGCGGCAAGTTGCGGCATGGCGGTCACCCGATCCTCCGCTGGCATGCCTCCAACTCGGTGGCCGAGCAGGACGCGGCCGGCAACCTGAAGCTATCGAAGAAGAAGTCCTCCAAGAAGATCGACGGCATGGCCGCGCTCGTCAACGCCATCGCCGCAGCCACCTCTGAAATCACCGAGACCTCGGTCTACGAAGAACGCGGCCTTCTGTTCCTGTAAGGGTCCAACCATGTCAGACAAGATCACCGGCACGCCCGCACCTACCACGCCCAAGGCACCCAGCTCGAGCACTCCGCCAGCCGGCTACAGCTCCGGGGGCAACCTCGTCGCCGGCGTCGGCTCCGGGGGCTGGAACCAGCCTCTTACGGGCGGCTGGACCAAGGGCGGCACCAGCCCCAAGAAATAAATGAAGCGGTTCGACACGACCCTCTCGAAACGATTTCCCAGGGGCACCGCCCAGCGTGCGCGCCAGGGCCAGGCGGTCACCAACGCCGGCTTCCTGGTCAGTAGCCCCGTCCTCAGCGGGACGCTGGTCACGCCTCAGACGGCGCTCAACTTCACCTCGGTCTTCGCCGCGGTGAACGTGATCGCCACCGACATCGCCTCGCTGCCTTACTCGACCTTCCGCCGCACCGGCCTCGAGTCCCGCCAGCCTGCGCTCGACGTCTTCGCCAACCGCCTCTTGAACGAGGCTCCCAACGAAGAGCAGAACGCCTTCCGCTTCCGCCAGGCCCTCATGGGCCATGTCTTGCTCTGGGGTAACGGCTACGCCGAGATCGTCCGCAATGGCCGTGGCCAGCCCATCAGTCTGTACCCGCTCAACCCCGCCCTGGTGCAGCCCAGGCGCGACGACTGGACCGGCCGGCTCTACTACCTGCTCTCGGACACCCAGAAGCGGATCCTGCCGGAGAACATGCTGCATATCGCAGGCCTGGGCTTCGACGGCCTGGTCGGCTACAGCGTGATCCACATGGCCCGCCAGGACGTGGGCCTGGGCATGGCGGCGACCGAGTTCGGCGCGTCCTTCTTCGGGAACCACGCCCAGCCGGGCGGGGTCCTGAAGACCCCTCGCAAGCTCTCGCCCACCGCCCGCCAGAACCTCCGCGAATCGATCTACCAGGTGCATCAGGGAGCCAAGAGCGCCCACCACCTGATGATCCTCGAGGAGGGCATGGACTGGAACGCGACCACCATGCCCTTGGACGACGCCCAGTTCCTCGCGACCCGGTCCTTCCAGCGGGTGGAGATGGCGGCGATCTTCCGGTTGCCTCCGCACAAGATCGGCGACTACTCGCAGAGCCATCTGGCGAACGTCGAGGAGTCCAATCGGGACTACACCGATACCACGCTCCTGGGCTGGTCCCTGGCCTGGGAGAGCGAGTCCGACGAGAAGCTCCTCTTCCAGTCCGAGCGCGACAAGGGCATCTTCTGGCATCACAGCTTCGCCCGCCTCAACCGAGCGAACACCGCCGCCCGCACTTCCTACTACCAGGTGATGAGGAACATGGGCGCGATGAGCGCCGATGACATCCGCGTGAGCGAAGGGATGAACCCCCTCGGCACCGATAAGGGCGGCGACCTCTATCTCGTCCAGTCGCAATACACCTCGCTTAAAAAAGCTGGCCAGGATCCCACCGACCCACCTCCGTCACCGCGATCGCCGCCAGCTCCGGACACTGACGCCTCGCCTGAGCGGCAAAAGAAAGATTACCTGCCCCTCTCCGCCTCCGGTAAAGCACCTCCCAAGCTCAAAGAGTCCCAGCCCACATCCGAGCCTTCATCTCCCTAATCCACGTCCAGCGAAAGCGGTTCTGAAATGCCTCTCGTCCCCTCCCGCACGTTCGGCAGGGCGGCCCCCAAGCGCGCGCCCTCGCCGGTACCAGCTCCCGCACCCACGGTCCGGGCGACCTCCGAGAACGAAGAGCGTCGCTGCCTGATGGCTGGCCTCCAGCTCCGCGCCGCGAAGGGCGGCAAGGGACCGGGAACCGTCGTCGGGTACGCGGCCGTCTTCGGCAAGTTTTCGCAGGACTTGGGCGGCTTCTACGAGCAGATCGCCCCCGACGCCTTCAACGCCGTCCTCTCCCAGGACGTGCGGGCGCTCGTGAACCACGACGCCAACAAGCTGATCGGTCGGTCCAAGTCGGGCACGCTCCGGATGAGCACGGATCTCCTGGGGCTCCGCGTCGAGATCGACCTGCCCGACACCCAGGTCGGCCGCGACACCGCCGAGGACATCCGCCGTGGCGACATGGACGGCATGTCGTTCTCGTTCGTCGCCGACGCCGACTCCTGGGATAACTCGGGCGCGGTCCCGATCCGCACGCTCCTCAAGGTCCGCGACCTGTACGACGTAGGCCCGGTGGTGTTCCCGGCGTACACCGACACCTCCGCCGCGCTCCGCAGCCTCGACCAGGCCCGGAGCGCCGCAGCTCCGGCCCCAGCTCCCGATCCCGTCCATCAGTTCGATCCCGTCTCACATCTTCACTTCCGACTGCGAGTAGAGCAGGCGTCTGTCTTGCCCTGACTCCAGGCCCACCTGACCCATCACTTCCGAAAGGTCCCCATGAAAGCCTGCGAACTTAGAGCAGAGCACGCCAAGCTCATCGACGAACAGCGTGAGCTGGCGGAGAAAGTCGGCAAAGAGAAGCGCCCATTCACGGCCGAGGAGCAGAAGCGCTCCGACGAAATCTTCAGCCGCACCACCGAGCTGTCGAAGTCGATCAGCTCGATCGAGCGGTTCGAGGCCGGCGAGCGCGCCACCGAGGCTGACTACCGCCGCATCTCCGAACCCCTCCCCCACGAGGTGGCGAACGGCAAGCACAAGTACAGCGTGAGCCGGGCCATCCTCAAGGTGGCTGGCCGCGAGAAGCTCGACGGCCTCGAGGGCGAGACCTCGCAGGAGATCGCCAAGCGCGTCGGCAAGAATCCCCAGGGGTTCTTCGTGCCGCAGCGAATGCCGATGTCCTTCAACGAGGATCCCACCCGCCTCGCCAATGGCGATCGGGTCCGGGGCATCCACGCGAAGCAGGTCGAGCATCGTATCGACGACACCACGGCCGGCACCGGCGCGGTCCTCACCCGGTGGGACACCACCTGGATCGAGTACCTCCGGGCGCTCATGGTCCTCAACCAGCTCGGCCCCAAGGTCCTGACCGACATGCATGGCAACTTCGCGTTGCCCAGGCAGTCGGGCATCGGCACCCTGAGCTGGGTCGCTGAGTCCGCCGCAGTCTCGACGACGGCCCAGACGATCGACCAGGTCCTGTTCACTCCCAAGACGGCCGGCGCGTTCACCGACATGAGCCGTCGGTTCCTGGAGCAGCTCTCGATCGACGCCGAGCAGTTCGTCCGCGAGGACCTCGCGGCGATCCTGGCGCGCGGCATCGAGACCGCCGTCTACGCAGGCACCGGCTCCCCGCAGCCCCAGGGCATCCTCGGCACGGCCGGCGTCGGCAACATCGGCTCGGGCACCAACGGCGACGCCCCCACCTGGACGTTGATCTGCCAGATGGAAGAGGCCCTCGCCAAGGCCAACGTGCCGCTGAACGCCAACATCGGGATGGTGATGACCCCGCAAGCGCGGGCGACCCTCAAGCTGACCCCGAAGCAGATGTCCGGGCAGACCTCGTACTTCCCGGTCGCGCTCTGGGGCGACGACAACACCGTCAACGGTTACCCCGCCTACGCGACGAACCTCATGCCATCGAACCTCACGAAGGGCACCGGCACGAGCCTCTCGTCGATGATCCTCGCCAACTGGTCCGAGGCGATCCTCGCCTTCTGGTCGGGCATGGACGTTTTGGTGGATCCATACACTGGAGGCCCCGCCGGCACCATCCGGATCGTCGTTCTCCAGGACCTCGACTTCGAGGTCCGGCACGCCGCGTCGTTCTGCATCAACAACGACCTGATCACCCAGTAAGAGCCAATACGGGAGGGATGGCCTGGAGGCCCGGCTCCTAGGCGCTATGTTGCTCTCCCGCCATCCCCTCCCGTATTCCAAGAGGCCCCCATGCAAGGCGATCCCTCAGTCATCGACTCCCTGAACGCCGTGGCTCAATGCGAGATCACCGTCTTCGAGGTTTCCCACGCATTTGAACACGTCTTCCAGGCCCGCAAGTACAAGGGCCTGACGAAGTGGTTCGACAAGCAGGTCAAGAAGTCACGCGACCGGCGTCGCTACCTGACGGATCGCACCTTCGAGCTCGGCGGATCGTTCGTCATCCAGCTCATGGGCTGGGTCGTGGATCCGAAGCAACCGCCCGAGGCGATCCTGCAAACGGCGCAGGACCTCTTCACCACGCTCCTGGCGGCGTACCAGGCGGCGTATGTCACCGCCGAATCAAGCGGCGACAGCACGACCGCCGCCGAGCTGTGCGATCTCCAAGAGTCCGTTGAGTCCGCGATCCTCGACCTCGAAGCCTTCGCCGGCGAGATCGCCGACGTCGGCCTGGGTCTGTTCCTGAAAGGCTGACATGCCCCGCGTCCGTCTCAACCTCGACAATCACCTGATCGGCACCCACGTCTTCCGCAAGGGAGACGTGGTCGATCTGCCGGACCTCAAGGCGAAGGCCTACCTCAAGGCCGGGCACGCCAGCCTGGCCGACGGCGAGGACCTCACGCCGATCCCGTCCCCCCGCCCCCGCTCCGAGCTCGTCCTCGAGGTGGCGTCGGATCCCAAGCCCGCCAAGTCGGAGCGCGCAGTGACTCGCAAGTGAGCGATTGTCTCCAGCGCACGGTCGGACCAGTGCCAGGAACGTACAGGGTCGCTCCCTGATCGCTCGCTTGCTTTTGACTCGCCACTCGCCACTCGCCACTCGCCACTATGTACCGCATCCAAGTCGTCTCCGGCCCCGCACTCAGCCCGACCGCGAACCTCACATCGGGTTCGGCGGTGTGCGCCTCCGTCTCGTCCACGGCCGGGATCCAGGTCGGCTCGCTCGTGCTGGCCAGCGCAAACGTTCCTCCCGACACACTGGTGAAGAGCGTGGACAGTGCGACCCAGATCACGCTGACCAACCCGGCCACTTCCACCGGCACGGGCGTTACGCTCTCGGTCTCCAACGAGCCGCTGACGCTCGCCCAGGCCAAGTCCCACGCCCGCATCGAGTACCCCGACGACGACCCGCTCGTCGCCTCGCTGATCATCTCCGCCCGCCGCCTGGTCGAGACCATCACCGGCCAGCGCTTGATCAGCACGACCCTGAACTACTGGGGCGACAACTGGCCCTGGCTGGGGGGCTATTACAACCGCGTGATGCGTGCCCAGGCGGTGATGGGACCGATCCCCTACTGGCTCCCGAACTCCAACACCGGCGTCCTGAACCTGCAAGAGGCCCCGCTCCTGGGCGTGACCTTCGTCAAGTACAAGGACTTCTCGGGCACCTTCCAGACGATCGACCCCACGAAGTACATTTTCGACGCCTTCACGCCCGGCTCCGACCTGGTCGGCCCTTCGCGGATCCAGCCCGCCTACGGCCAGACGTGGCCCATCCCGCAGCCCACCCTCGACTCCGTCAACATCCAGTTCACCGTCGGCTACGGGGCCGATTACTCGGCCGTGCCCGAGAACATCAAGACCGCGATGAAGATGTTGGTGAGCGATTGGTATGAAAACCGCGAAGCGACGGGGAGCATCTCCGACCGGCAGCGCGACGCGGTGCTGTCCCTGATCGGGGCCTCCGATCATGGGGCCTATTCGTAAGGCGGCGACGGGGCCGTGGAAGTTGACCGCGGTGAAGATGCTGATCGCTGACTGCTACGACCTTCAATGGGGCCACGGCCTCATCGCTCCCACCAGACTATCACACCCCTAAACCGACGCAACGATGCGCAGCCAGCAAGTCGGCAGCTACCGCCAGCGGGTCGCCCTCCAGGACCTCGTCGAGACGCTCGACACCTATGGCCAGCCCACCCAGAGCTGGGTCGCGCTCGCGACCTTCTGGGCCGAGGTCAGGTTCCTCAGAGGGGCCGAGCTGCTGAACGTCAAACAGAACTGGGCGACCGCCACCCACATCGTCTCCTGCCGGTGGCAGGGGGGCGCAACGCTCCCCAATCCCCGCATGCGGTTCCAGCTCGTCAAGGACTCGCGAATCATCAACATCCTCTCATTCCAGAACGTGGAGGAGAGGAATCGCAAGTACGAGTTCATCTGCGAAGAGTACGTCCATCCCTGATCCGGAGCCGCGACGACGCGGAAGCCGGCGACGCCGCCGGCAGCTAACACGCCATGAGCATCACCCACAAGCAGACCT